ATCGGTGTTTATAAGTTAGAATAATTAAGCATTAATATTCTTCTATAAAAATGGACAATATTGATATAACTAGTTCTGAATTCACAATTAACGACATTTCCAACGATATTATCGGTGGAGGTGACGATTTCTCAGTAGAATCGCTATATATTTATATTGGAATTGTGGTTTTCGCTGTATTGGCTATCGTATTCTTATATAAAATGTATAATAGACATCGACGAGTCACATTTCAAGATAAGCTAGATGACTGTTACGGCGATGTTTGCCGCCCATAGTTTACCTTGAGCGTCTTGTTTTGCCGCCATAAATAGCGAGCTTCTTCTTCCTCTTAATTGTTTTGGCCTTTTTGACCTTCTTTTTTGGTGGTTTATTATCATCTGATTTTTTATTTTTAAAATCATCTGGTTTATAGTTTAAAAACCACTCTTCTAACAATACCTTATCGTTTTTCTCTTTTAATTCCTTATATTTTGCTGCCTTGTCGGCGCGCATTTCTTCGACTGATTCTTGGTGTCCATAGCACGTGATACTGAATCTAGTGAGCAGTCCCTTTTGTTCCAATCTATTCTTTTGTTGCACGTCAAAGAGAAAACTCGACATGCATAATATTCTGTCTAGGAAATGGTTATAGTAAGGGCGATCCGCATATAAAAATGCCAAATAGAAACTCAACATAGTGTCGATTGTTGCTATTTTGACCTTTTGTCCAGATATGGTAATAACGTTGTAACTATGGCACGCAATCGGTTTGTAGATCATGGCGACTGTATCCTTTCCAACGCAAATTTCATAATGAACCGGGATTACTTCTCCAACCGGGTCCCGCTTTTTGATTTTAACATTATTGACGCCAATATCCTTTAAACGCTCCTTCACAATTTCGGCAGTTGTTTCGGGGTCATTGGATAAGACATCAAAATCCGCAATCTTTTCCAATTTCTGTTTAACGTTGCCTGGCATGTAACGCGAATAGAGAGACATGGCGTATCCGCCAAAAAACACGACACCTTGATTTATAAATGTGTTTCTGACTGTATCATAAATAAGGTCTTCATCTGTTCTGTCTTCCATTTCTCGTTGAAAATCAACCATGTTACAATTCAAATCTGTAATTGGATAATGTTTATTTAGCAGCGAGAGACGTTTCATAACTTTCTCCCACCTACTCGTATCTCCTGCGGGGCGCGAGAGCTCTAAATACATCGACATTCTTAAATAGTTGGGCGGTGTGTATAAAATTCCCCCCACGCGAATCGCGTCCTTTTTCAACGCATTATAAATGCCCTTGGGTAACATGGTTATATCAGCAACCGGAATATAATTAACGAACACCTTATATGTCCCGTGATGTTGACCTGCCTTTGCCTCCACGTCTGTAAACCCCTGTTTATAATAAACATCCGCCAACTCTTTTGCGTCGGCCAACGCATTTACCGCGAAAAAGTCGTAATCGGGAATTTCCACCTCCTTATTATAGAACTGATCGTCAGCTGGTAATATATTATTAATTGCTGTCCCTCCATAACAAATTAGGGCCTTTCGCTTAATAAAATCTTCGACGATTTTAATAATTCTTTTGATATCGTCTGATTGAACAACACGTCTAGCTATTTTCTCTTCTGCTTTATCAACTGCCATACGAAGAATCGCCAATTCACAATCTTCGAATTTTAATCCTTTACAGGTCTTTTTTGTTGTCATTCCGCGGTCTTATATACTAAATAGATTTAAATCTTCAAGTGGGCAATTTGTAATTAGAAACATGTAATTTGAACTAAATAATTTATAATTTTAAATTTTATTTTAGAAGAGCACTCTTCTTAAGATTTAAAACTATAATAGTCGGTTGAGGTTGTGCGCGTAGCATATGAATACGCTGGATTTTGTGGTGTGGGTGCCGGAATAGTAACTGGTTGGTATCTCAAATCCGCGGGTTTCAAACAAAATGCGTAACCACATCTATCGAAAAACTCGGCATTTTCCATTAAAAAGTTGTCGACCAATTGATAACGCATTGCGACAAAATTACATCCATACGCTCTAGCAAGCATTCCGCTTGGATTTGTAGGATCGATACCTACGTCTGGGAACACAATTGTCATACCCGTCTTGTTATACTCTGTTAATTCCTGAGTGTCGGGGTTATTTACAATATCATAATTTGTATAACTTCTCATAAAGATCGAGTTGCTCGTTATATTTACGTATTCTAGGAACGCTTGATTCTGTAAAAATGAGTTGTTTATTTTATCAACGACTATAATCACCTTGTTCCTAAATGTTATTAAAGGAACGCTTCCTAAATTATGACCACTGTTCTCAAAACTATAATCCATTCCAAGCAAAATATCATCATACGATTTTAAAATAGACGCTAAATTAGAATACATTTCCTGGTTATTGCTCTTAATTCTTAAGTGAACGATGATTGGGTCTGTCGGATTTGGTGCGGTTCCTCCTGAAAATGCGTAGCTACGGATCGTCTCCATTACACTGCTAAAGTCAACTGAATTAAATGTCTCTTTAATGAAATAACTGTCGACTGTGGAAGTAGCGACGACGGGTTGATTTTCAACGGAGTATACTTCAAAATCTAAACACCTTACACCCTGTTTAATTACTGCCTTTAAATTACAAATATTTACGAAATCGTTTTTATAAGAGCCGCCTGAACAAGCATTGTATGCGGTTTTAACATAGTAATCAAAAAGGTTACCGCTACAGTCGGGATCATTCGCAGAAATAGGCCTAATGTTTCCGTTTACGCTGGGATACAAGGAATTCATAAAATCGCATTCTTTTGTTTCTAACTTGCTTAGATAAATCATGTATGCGATAAATATTACAAGGATGATAAATATAATCGCAATAATCATATACGACTGGAAAGCTTCATCGGAATTTGTAATGTTGCTTAAATACTGTTCTGCTATGCTTGGCATTAATCTAATATAATATATTATTTTTAATTTAAATTTGGGTTTTAGAAAGAATATATTAATGACGAAATAAAGAATTAAAAAATTACCTTATTATATACTTAATATGGCAGGCGGATTAATGCAATTGGTCAGCGAAGGGCAACAGAATATAATTTTAAATGGCAATCCAAGCAAAACGTTCTGGAAGGCAGTTTATAAAAAATACACGAACTTTGGTAAGCAAAATTTTAGATTAGATTATGAAGGAACACCAACAATAAATCCTACAACAGAGTCAACATTTGTATACCGCGTCAAACGATATGCTGACCTTCTTATGGACTGCTACATCTCAATCAATCTGCCGACAATTTGGAGTCCGATTATGCCTCCTCAGCCGATTTATAATTCAGCAGGCGCGATAACTGGTTATACTCCCTGGGCGGCATACGATTTTAAATGGATTGAAAACATCGGCGCGCAAATTATTAGTCGCATAACTATTAATTGCGGTAATCAAAAATTACAAGAATATTCGGGACAATATATTTTAGCTTCCGCACAGCGCGATTTTAGTGCCGAGAAGCTTGCGTTATTTAACGAAATGATTGGGCAAACCGCAGAGCTAAATGATCCGGCAAACTATGGTTCGCGAGTAAACAGATATCCAAGCGCCTTTTATACTTCGAATCCGGCTGGCGCACAACCATCCATCCCCGGACGCACATTATATATCCCTCTTGGCGCGTGGTTTAATCTTGTTACTACACAGGCCTTTCCATTAGTCGCACTTCAATATAACGAACTTCAAATCAGCGTCACATTGCGACCTTTTAACGAATGGTTTACTATACGCGATGTAATGGATTATGCGAATTCGTTTCCAGTGGTCGCGCCGAATTTTAATCAGTTTTATATGCAGCCATATCGATTCCTTCAAACGCCGCCTGATGAAATACTCGGCCCACTATCTTACGTGGATACCAGAACACAATGGAACTCAGATATTAATTTAAATTGCACTTATTGCTTTTTATCAAACGACGAATCTGAAGTATTTGCTAAGAACGAGCAGAAGTATTTATTTAAGCAGGTCTACGAGAGACCCTATTATAACATAACTGGACAGAATAAGATTGATTTAGATTCATTAGGAATGGTAATTAGTTGGATGTTTTACTTTCAGCGAAGCGACGCAAACTTGCGAAATCAGTGGTCAAATTATACGAACTGGCCTTATAATCATATGCCACAGGACGTGGAACCTGCACCTACTGCGGGTAATTATCCAATTCCACCTAATCCAGCAACAATTGGTCCGGGTGTAAATGCCGATGGCTCCCCCACACATCTCACTATAACCGGACAATACAATCCGCAGAATATTCAGTACATTTTAATAGCATTGGGAATCCTCTTGGATGGGCAATATAGAGAGAATATGTTGCCTTCGGGTGTATATAATTTTGTTGAAAAATATGTGAGAACTGCAGGAAATGCACCCCAGGGCTTGTATTGTTACAATTTTTGCCTAGACACGAATCCGCGAGTAATACAACCATCCGGCGCGATGAATATGAGCAGATTTACAAATGTTCAGTTCGAATTTACAACCATATCGCCTCCAGTGGATCCATACGCGCAGGTGTTAACCATTTGCGACCCTAATACAGGAGATATTGTGGGTATCAATAAACCAACATGGCGTATTTATGATTACAATTTCAACATGTATTTAATGGAGGAACGTGTAAACATGGTAATATTTGTTGGTGGCAATGCTGGTCTATTGTATGCTACATAAATATTGTGGGGCCACAAAGTGGGATATTTTCCTACATAATGTAAGAGATTCTTGGAAATTTGAGTGAAAAACTTCCCTACAGCTGTAGATAAAAACATGTTTTTTCGTTGGGAAAGTTTTTTCAGAAAATTAAAATGGACAAAAAAAATGTCCAAAAATCGAAAAAGCCAAAACAGTGTTGCAAAATAACATGTTTTTACTGCATAATTGAAAATTATGGTCTGGTCACCAAAAAAATAATTTTCAATTTGTTACGATAAAATTTTTATATTTTTTGGGGAAAAGAAGTTAAACTTAAAATATACTGTCAATGTATAGCAATGTTTAGCAATGATTTTAAGCCGAAAATAAGCCCTGAATATTTTTGTGAAAAATGTGACTATAAGACGTCTAAGAAGAGTAATATGGACAACCACTATCAGAGTGCTAAACATATGAAATCAATGATTATCAATGATTTTAAGCCGGGCTTAAGCTCCAAATATATATGTCAAAATTGTCATAAAGAATATAAGGAAAATTCTGGATTATGGAGACATAAAAAAAAATGTAAACCCGAAGACTGTTCTAATTCAGACGAAAAGAATGATCAAATAATGAACGAACATTCTGATAAGGATCAACTAATACTTATGCTTATAAAACAAAATTCAGAGCTGATAAAGGAAACATCCGATTTTAAAAATATGATGATGAAAGTGTTGGAAAATGGCACTCACAATACTACAACTACTACAACAAACTCACATAACAAGGCATTCAATCTAAATTTTTTCTTGAATGAAACCTGTAAGGATGCGATGAATATTACGGATTTTGTTGAGTCGATTAAGTTACAATTGTCGGATCTGGAAAAGGTTGGAGAACTCGGCTACGTAGAAGGTATTTCCAATATTATTGTAAAGAACCTGAAGGACCTTGATGTTACACAAAGACCTGTTCATTGTACCGATAAGAAGAGAGAAACAATGTACATTAAAGACGAAGATAAATGGGAAAAGGATGAAGAGCAGAAGAAGATGCACAAGTTAGTAAGAAAGGTTGCAGATAAAAACGCAAGAATGCTGCCCAAGTTCAAAGAAGCTCATCCGGATTGTACCAAGAGTGCATCTCGTTATTCGGATCAATATAACAAGATTATTATGGAAGCCATGGGTGGACGAGGTGATAATGATTTTGAAAAGGAAGAAAAAATCATTAAGAGGGTTTCAAAGGAAGTAATTGTTGACAAAGATTGATCGCTCTGCTC